AGAAGAATAGGAATCAGAAAGATTCCTTTTTTTCTTGACAGGAATAAAAAATAATGATATAATAAAGGAAGAGTTAAGCAAGATGAGCAAGAAGCGTTACTTATACGGATTGGATATTAGCCTTAAAAACACTGGTATCGCAATCTACGACCTAGAAGAACATAAGTTTGTTTATGTTGGAAGTTTCAATACAGAGAAGATTTATGCAACAAAAGAGTACAAGGGTTTACACCTTAACGCTCTGAAAATGAAAAAGATTACAGAATGGTTTAAGCCAATCTATCTGGAATACACACCAGAAGTTGTAGCCATTGAGAGAATGTTTAGCCGATTCCCATTGGAGACACAAGCCATCGCTAAGGCGACAGGAGTTATTCAATGCATGGTTTGGAGTAAGCCACAAGAGTTATACCCACCTAAAGAAGTAAAAGCGCACATATGGCATGGTGGGGCTTCAAAGGATGATTTGATGAAGATTATCAAAGAACGATACCCAGACTTAGAGATGAATAATGATGATGAGTCTGATGCAGTAGCAGTAGCAATTACATACTTGATTAAACATGGATTAATCGAATGGGAAAAACCTGCACCACCAGAGAAAAAGAAACGAAAAACTAAAAAGAAAGAGGGATGATTTATGAATATGTGGGAGAGACTTAAATATAATATTAAGGATGTATTCAAAAAGACTGAACCTGTAGTTGAAAAAAAGAAAGAAGAAGAGATTGTTGTAAAGATTCCTGTAAGAATTGCAGGAGTGTATAATTTGTATACGGAAAGTCACGAATATGAAACAGTACATCATCATCACTCATACAAGCAAACTGGGTGGTTTGTACATATGAACGTAAAAGCAGTTATTCAAATAATGGTTGATGGTGTTAAGAAAAAATTAACACTTGAGGACTCTATTGAACTTGCAGGGGCTTATTGGTCAGAAGAAAAGATGTATAGATACTTCATGGCAAGAACAGAAGAGAAACGAAATAAAACCATTGAAGAGGGGATGAAGAGATTGGTGATTAAGCGACTTAAAGAGGAAAAGTTAAAGGATGCAAAAGAACAATTCTTAAATCTCGGCAAAGTGGAGTTTGACATCAAAATTGAAATAAATGAAGAAAGTATCAAGGAATAACGTTATATCGTGAAATAAAAATAATCCCCTCAATTGAGGGGATTTTGCTATATGTGTTTTGCTGTATAAAACTGCACTTTTATCAAGACTATTTACCGTTATACTGGTAATATCCTTTAGTCTTTGCACGTTTGATTTCACTTGTTACTTTCATTGCTCTTTGCAAATTGTTATTCTGGAAGTTCTTTAGGCTTGTGATTTGTCCACCTAAACGCTCATTTGTTTTGTTGAATAACTCATTTAAATGCATTGGTGTTTTTTGTCCTTTTAAAACTTCAACAATCGCTTCTGTTACAATTGGTTGTCTGATACCCATATGATTACGAATGCTATTGTTGATTGGGTATTTTGGTTTGTCTTCTAATTTCATCTTTTGTTGTTCTTCTTTAATTTCTTCTTCTAATGTTGATTTTGCAAATGCAACATATTCACTTAGAGTAACTTCTGTCATTCCACGTTCTTCCATCTCTGTTAACGTTGTTAATGACTCTCTAAGACCAGAATGCAAGTCAATTAATCTAGCTTGCTCATCTAGAATATTCTTCATCTTATTTTGGATATACGCTTTCTCTTGACTAATGTTCACATTAATCTCTCCTTCAATGTTTATTTATCTTGTAAAATCTCACTCTCACAAGTCTTACATTTTTGATTGTATATTAGGAGATATTGCTTGTCAACATAAAAATTAATCTTTTGTACTCCAAGTCCCATCCATGCCTTGACCATAGATTGTTACACGATTCAATCCTTCTATAGACAACTCTGTATGGTCAATCTCTGCAACGATGTTTGTATTAGCTGTTTTTGCTCCACCAGAATCAGCTAATAATCCAGTATTATAATCTACCCCACCTACCATTACCTTATAAGCTTGGACATCCTTATCAAAATTAAATGTAATAATCGACTTGTCCATTCCAGACATTTTACTTATCTTGGATTTGTTTACAGAAATAATATTTGCAATAGGTTTATTTGCAAGACCAATAGCTATACCATTATTATAATTTTGTGTTATCTCTTGTGGTGTAAGAACTCTATTGTATATTTTGGTAGAATAAATATAACCTTTAAATGGGTCAAAATAACTAGTGTTATATTTTCTTACCCCTAATGTAATTAATCCTACTAATTTTGGTAAATTTGAATAAGTAGTTGTTGTTCTAGTTAATATTGTACCATTTACACCTAGACTAACACTTATATCTAATGCATCAACTATAGCAAATATTTGAATAATCGAACCTTTAACAATAGAATTATTTGGTGTTATTGCAAACGTACTTGCAGTGCTAGTATCACTATATTCTAGTCTATTAACATCTTTAGTTGTATTTAAAATAAACCCACCACGATTACTCATAGTGGTAATAGCATAAAAAGGAACTCCAGAAGCAAATTCATATAAAGCATCTGCACTTATAAACATTTCAACAGTATGAGATGTTACACCTGCTACGTTTTCAGATGTAACAGCCCTGCTAGAAGTTAAGCCTTTAAATAAAACTCTATCGCTTTCAACTGTTGTATTAGCTAATGTTAAAGGGAATTTACTTTCATTTGCTGGCGCAATATTATTCCATGTAGTACCAGATATGCCTTGTTGAGCATTCCAATATGCAATCAATCCATTTGTTACTATACCCATAAATTAACACCTCTCTAAATAAATCTTGTCATGAATGAACCTCTACGAAGAGATGGTGTTCCATCAATTTCTCCATACCATTCATAATAAAGTTTTTGTTCTTTTTTAGGTGTTGTATAATCATAAAAATATTCTCCAACTGACTTCTTATTAACTGATGTTAATACCTCTGTTTTTACTTCTCTATATTTTTGGTCATAAATAACTACCTTGATTAGTTGTGGGTCAACTTTTTCGCCCTCGAAATTATAGAACACACATTCGAATCTTACTGTATCACCATATTGATATATATTCATTTTATTCACTCCTTAATTTGACTCTTACCATCTTTAACAGTAAGTTGTCTATCCTTGTCAATTGTTTCTGCTTTCCGTTCAATATCGTTATTCTGTATATTTGACTTTTTGGAATCAGATATAACTGGGTTTAGTATAGTTAATGATTCTCTAATCGTAATAGTTTTTTCATACAATTCAGAAACATTATCAACAGTATCTTTAACACGAACAAATAGTCTTGCTAGCCCTAAAGGGAATCCGTTGAAGTCTAAGATTCCTGTCAGATAATTCCCACTTCTGGAAAACGTATAATCATGTCTAGTTCCACTTTCATCAATCACATAAACTTCACATGCTGTTCCTATTTCTTCATCTGCTTCAATCGTGACCTCAACGTTTGCTTCTCTCACTGTATATGCAGGTGCGTAAATTTCAAGTGTCGGTGCTGTCGTGTCTAATTCTACAATGATATAATCCATCTTAATTCCCCCTTTAATCTAAAAAAGAGAGGTTGCTTCTGCAACCTCTTATACAGACCATGTTCCTGCACTGTTTTTAATGAATACTTTGATGATTTTGCTTCCGTCACCGCTAGATGCAAGTTCTAAATCTTGTCCAGTAATTGTTACAGTGATTGGATTTGTGTATCCACCTGCACTACCTGCAATATTTGAACTTCCATTGATTGTAGCGATAGCCACTCCAGAACTTTCAACTGCTCCTGTAGAAGTAACAACTTTAACTTTATATTCTTCAAATTGCTCTGGTGAAGAGAATGTGAATGAAACAATGTTCTTCTGTTCTTTCTTAGAGATTTTGTATTTGTCTGGTGTTCCAACGTTAACCGTAGGAATAGCAGTGTTTAAGCTGATATTATCTTGTGCAACGCTAGACTCATTGTAAACATCATCTCGGATTCTTACTGATACTTGCTTGTTACCATCACCACTAGAAAGCTTGATTTGTTTTGAATCAGTGAAGGAAATCCAAGTTGATGCTCCTTCTGTTGCTTGGATATTGGAATCATATGCTCCATCAACATTTCCCCAAATTTTCATTTGGTATCCTGTCGTATCCTCATCTGTAGTTCCGATAGCAATCGAAACCAATTGGCTATTAGAGAATGTAGCACCTCCATTGATGTTAGCATATGGATTACTTGGCGCTGTTGTATCTAATATAATATTAATAAAATTTGCCATTTAATTTCACCTCTTAGTCTCTTTCTGAGACTCTATTTCTTACAGGACTGCAATACTTCATGTCTATAACCATTTGCCCGTTATCGTCTAAAAGCAATAACAATTTCTTTGATGAATCATAAATTTTAAGAACCTTTCCCATATAAGTAATACCGCCTTGATTAACTAATACATATTGACCTAATGTAAACATGAATACATCATCCTTCTACTATTTATTTTTTAACTCTGATGAAGCTGATTCTTTCATTTCTTTAACCATTGCTTCTATCATTAAGTCGATTTCTTTTTCTGTCATTTTGATTTTCTTTTGTTGTAATAATTTAAGTAATTCCATCTTAGCTACGTTTAATTTTTCGTCACCTTTAAGTTGTCCGTACATCTGTTCAACAGCAGTTACAACAATCTTAACTACTTCTTTATTGTTCTCGACTTGTGCAACAAGACCTTTTTTCTTTAAGAAACTCATTAATGATTTAGTTGCTAAACCTACACATGCAGTTAATACTGCTACAATAAGATTTACTAATTCCACTTGGATATTTTCCATTTGTCATTCTCCTTTTAAAATCAACCATACCTGTTGACAATATCAGACAGGCATGGTATAATTAAATTAATTAAAATTTACCGTCTAAACGTTGGTTTAGTTCAGTAATTTTCTCTTGCAGTTGTTTATTCTCCAACGTCAGATTAATGTTAACCGCTTGAAGTTGTTTAATTTCTTCACGCAAGTTTTCAATTTCTTCTCTTTGTTCTTGCATCATTTGACGTAATTCTGCGATTAATTGGTATTGGTCTTTAGAGAGTTGCATTCTGTCATTAATTGCCAGTTCTTTCTTATTTGTGTTTTTGGTTACAAAATATGTAATACCAGAACCGAGAAGGGTTGAGAGTGCTGTTAACAAACCTGCATCTGTGAATAATTGTAAGAAATCCATAATTGACTTCCTCCCCTATCTTTTTATGCAACCCCTTTTAATCAAGCCCTTTAACTCCATGACTAACTATTAGTCTTGTACGAAACGCACGAATGAAGAGTCGTTTTTAATCCATTGGTCGCCACCAAGATTTAACCAACCATCTTTCAATGCCCATACTTTATATGACTCTGGTGCATTTAATTGACGGATTACAGAGTAACCTGTTCCTGCACCTTTACGCATATTCACATTGTAACCTGTGATGTAAGCGATACCTGTGACTGGTTTTGGCTGTGGTGGTGGAGTTGGTGCTACAGAACCTCCGCTGATAACTTGTAAATAGTTACCATTGTCTCCATAAGCCCATTGGTCGCCACCTAAGTTGTACCATCCGTTAGAAATTGCCCAGAACTCGTATGTTTCACCATAGCCTAGTTGACGGATGATTGGAGCACTTGCATTTGGCTGTGTACGTAGATTCAAACCTGTTGTAACTACTTTAACAACACCTGTTGTGCTAGTTGGTGGTTGAGTTGTACCTCCACCATTTAACTCTGTTTGGATAGCGTTAAGAACTGATTGCCAACGTCCTTCGTCAAGAATACGGTGTGGGCAATATTTGCCAGACCAATCTTGGTGTTTCTTAACTCGGCTGATACCCCATCCACGTTCTCTTAATAGTTGAGCAACGAACTTGATAGCTAAAGCTTCTGCCTTACGATATCTGTCTCCACCACTTAGAGAGTAGCAGATTTCAATTCCGATAGACTTCATGTTTCCGTTTCCAGTTCCATCTCCACAATGCCAAGCATTACGGTTTGTAGGGATACCTTGAACAACCTCGAAGTCATCAATTGCAAAGTGGAATGAAGTAGCATTACTGTTTGTAATCATGTACTGCACCTCGTTATTCGCACTTGCATCATTGTAAGTATTGTGGATAGTAATGTACTCTGCTGTCATAGCGTTAGGACACTTTAAGCTGTACTTACTAGAATCCACCAATTTTTGTCTTACTGAAATAGCCATTATAAATTCCTCCTAATATTTAATAGACCTGCTAGGCTAGACTCTCACCTAGCAGGATTTATATCATTATTTTTTATTCCTCACTAGATTCTTGATTTGCTTTAGCTTCTGCTTCATCTAAAATCTGTTTCTCTAGTTGTTTGATGTAGGCGTTTTTCATGATTAACTCATTCATTAATTCGCCCACCTTTTCTTGATACTCTTTTACTACAAAATTAATATCTAATTGTCCTTGCATTTCCTTTTCCTCCTAATATTTTCTATGCCCATTTAACAGCAACGATTGTTGCATGGTCAGTAGCATTTTTTACGATTTTAGTTTTCTCGTTGTACATCATAAGTTGACCGAATTTATGGTCAAATGCTTCATCGCATAATTCAAACCATTGTTCTCTTGTCATTTCAGTGTAATCTTCTAAATCTTCGGCTCTCCAACCAACAGTTGTCATTTCTGGTTTTCTTTGTAATCTGTCTGCCATACCTAAGAAGTTGATTTGGTCTGCATCATTCAAACGGTAACGATGACCATTCTTAGATGTGAATCCATTTTTAATGCCAACCTCACAAGCTTCATCTAGAATCTTAAACTTAATTTCCTTGTGATGTTTAAGAATTTGTGCAGGTGACACTTGCCATACCGCACAATTCAATTTAGTTGCCAGAGCATTAACCAAGTTATTTTGGTTAGTCACTGACATATTTTCAAACCCTCTTAAAATTAATTCCTGTTCTGCCATTGTTAAAGTGTCAAATACCATAATTACATTTCTCCTTTATTATTTTTCAATAATTTAATTTCTTTTTTAAGTTCTGCAACTTCTTTATGTAAATCTCGGATGTCTAATGTATTTTCTTGAATGCCTTTCCATGAAACAGTAACCATACCATATGTATCAATACCAGTTCCATCTTCATCTGCTTGGACGATATATGGTGCATCTTCTGCAATAAGTCCGACTCTCTTCTTTTCTGTGTCGTCTTGTGATTTGAAATGATAAGTAACTGGACTTGCATTCATAATAATATCAATCGCACTTTCTTCATATAGTTCAATGTTTTTCTTGTAGCTTCTAGATGATGGGTCAACCCATGTACCACTCAATTTACACCAATCCATATCATCGCTTCTTCTAAATTCGAAACGACCTGCGCTTGCTTGCCATTTCATCAATCCAGAACCATCTCCTAATTGCAGGATTCTGTTGATTCCATAGTTGCTACTATAGAACATTGCCACCTTATAGCCATCTTGGTAAAGGTCTATACCACTAGTATAAGCACTAATTTCAGTTGAACCAGTAGAGCCTTTCCCGATATAAGTTAAGAATCTATTTCTACCATCTGCATCTTTCAATGACCAACTATTACCTGCTCCTGCATTTGGTTGACCTTTTATATTTCCGAATTGGTCAAACCAAATTCCACCACTATTCTGTGAATAAAAATCTCCACCGAAACGAATGTTTCCCGTTCCTGTAAATTGATATAAAATGTTTTGACCATTCCATTTCATTGCACCATCTACAATACAGAAGTTATCATAGTCTGCAATATTAGTAGAACCTACTGCTTTACCAGTTTTTAGGAAATTTATACCTTCATCACTAGCACTTGAATCATCATTGAAGTAAATAGCGTTTGCCCCTTTGATATCAGAGTTTCGCATATCTAATCCATGTGCACCACCAGATGATACCCATTGGTCTTGCTTAACTCTTACAATACCATCGACATCTAAATGTCCTGCAATCTCTAATGCATTATTGGCAGATGTTGGGAATTTGTTAATACCAAGTGTTTTCTTCTCCCAATCTATGAAGAAGATTGGAGAACCTGCACTAACTGTTCTAGTAACTGTTGTTGTTCCTAGCTTATCAGTTACTTTGATTTCTAGTGTCCAAGCTTTTGTATTATCTAAGTTTTTCGTTAAAGTTGTACAAGAGTATGTAGGAACTGTACTTGCAAATACAAAATTTTCCCATGATGTAAATGTTCCACCAATTGTTTCTTTGTATCTTAACTGAATTGATGATACAGCATTCTTTTTAGTTCCTCCAACGTTCAAGTCTGACATTGTACCGCTACAAGGAATCGTAGTGGATGTTTCAAAGTTGTTTCTACGAACAACATCTGCTGTAACTGTTGGTAATGAATAGGGAATGATATTGACAATTTTCGACATTGGTGTTGATAGTCCTCGACTATCGACTGCTTTAACTGTTAATGTTGAGTTTGAACCTGCACTCACCGTTCCAAAATCAAAAGTTACTGTTCCAGTAGCACTGAATGGTGCTCTACGCTCTACCCCGTTTAATGTAGCGACATATTCACTCATTGTTGCTGAATCCTGTGATTCTGCTTTATTCGCTGTCAATAACTCTACTAGGACTGTTGATTTTCCTTGGATAATATATTGATTGTTTCCTGTTATTCCAACTGTATTTATTCCAGTTGTCAAAGTGTCTCGGTATGTAAAGTTTCCAGTGAATTTTGGAGGTCTGGCTTTACTTCCTGCGTTTGCCCAGTATCCAGAAGCTATATCAGCCCATACACCAATTGATGAACCACCATTAACCCAATATGACGTTACAATTGCTTCTCCACTTCCTCCCATCCCATTAGGGATTTCTGCAAGCATTGCATTGACTTCTGATGGTGTCCATGTAACTGTTGAACCACCTGTTGGCATATTTGTCAATGTCTTAATCAATGTTCCATCAAAATAAAATTTAACAGTATGTTTCATTTTTGGATGACCAGAAATGTTAATGTTTAAATTGTCTCCAAAGTTGAATGTATTAAAGGTGACGACACCACCACCCCAGTTATAGCAAGTTCCATAATAATTATTTTCACCTATATATGTCCCGTACCTAAATGTTTGAAGATTAATTCTACAGGACTTGGATGTTGATTTGTTTAATTGCTGATACATTGTATAAACTTGTGCATCACTAAATTGGAATGTGCCACCAGTCGTTTGACCATTCAACTCACTAATTAATACTTCATTCACATACAATCTAACCTTGTGGTCAAATTCAGATGAGTATCTGTTAATAGAGAACGTATGGTCACGACCTGCTGTAATATCTGGAGCAGTTGTTAGTGTTGACGAACGAGGGATTGTATCTAATTGGATATATGAACTTGTAGAAACTCTACCAACATAACTTCCATTCAGTGTTACATTAATATCAAATATACCAAAAATTGTAATTCCTTTACTTCCATCACTATCATGATTGACTGTTATTTGATGCCAAAAAATCTCTTTCTTTTGGTTTCCACCTAAAGATGCCAACCCTCCAATAGTATTAGATGACACATTATTAGCACCAGTATAAATATTCAATTCTACATATTTACTAGCACTAGAGTTTATTGTCCATGATGAGCCTTTACTGATTAAGTAAAGGCGTGACATCACTGTACTGGTATTATTGGCGATATCTTGTGTAGCAGACCAGTCTACTTGTAGACGATAACCACCACTAAAATCCGTACCAAAGCTTCCGCTTAAAGCCATTTATATCTTCTCCTTTTTTCTCTTTTAATCTAGGTTTTGAACGAATGCCCAACCCTTGTTTGAGGTAGATTCAATTTTAATAATCTTAATTCCACCCATTGTAAATTCATCTTTCGCTCTGAATTTTTTAGAAACTGTTTCATCCTCTTGAAGATAGAATACTTTTTCATAAGTTCCGTCACCATCTAAATCATAGTATCCTGCAAACTCATCTGGTGTAATTTGAGTATAACCTCTATCTACTCCATTTACAGTTTGTGAAACTCGAATACCATTCATATCCATACGAATATTAGTATTGTAGATTTCTCCTGTAGCCATTGACCATTGAAGAGGAACGTCACCAATATTCATCATTAATCCAGATATAGTAAAGTCTGCTAATTTATTTGCAGAGATTCGAACAGTTATTATATTTGACTTAGGAATCCATGTATGAGTCCTTTTTTCAAATCCTTTTGTCACATCACTACCAAGATATTTTGTACTCTTAACAGTAGAAACACCTTCCAAGAACTCTACCCAAACTGCTCCATCATCATTTGCTGTGTTGTTTGTTTTATTTGCATACCATGATAATGTGTATGGTTGACCTGCTGTAACATAGATATCTTGTGTTAATCTAGCATTGCCAAAACTAGCATTGGCAGGGAAATAGAATCCTTTACCAAATCCTAGAGCATCTAATGCGTTGTTTGATACTGTTGACATTTGAGCAGGTAATACTTGAGTCCAGAAACTAAAATCTGCATATCCTGTTGAGTTTCGAAGTAAGTTTACTCCACCACCTGCTTGGAATTTTGTAGTAATATCTGTGATAGTTTGAGTCATTTCAGACTTAATTACATATGGTGTAAAGTCGATACTACCAAATTTATCATCTGCATATTTATTTGCATCTTGTTTTGCTTGGTCTAATTGTCCAGTTGTTGCATATTTATTTAAGTCTTCCGCATTAGCTTTTGTACCTAAATCATTCTTATAAGAAGTAGATTGTGTTACTGTGTTGATGATTGCACTATCTGTAATCTTTTCTTCTGCTGATGAAACTCTATCTGCAATATTATACATAAATGCATTTGTATCTTCTGGTGTTTCTGACCAATCTGTATATCGTGTACCTTCTTCAATCTTAATATTACGAACCCACATAATACCTTCAACAGAATTGTATTGACCATATAGATAGTATGAAAACCCTTTAGTTAAATCCCATGCACTATCAATAGTGAACGTTTTATACTTCTTCTCCCATACGTTAGGAGTAACACATGGTTGTAAATCCCACTGGAATCCATAAAAGGATTGTGTAGCGTTCCCAGTGATGAAATGGTGAAACCCAGTGTTAATCTTCATTCCAACTGTATCAGACATTACATCCATACTAATAGTATATGTCTTGCCAACTCCTAGACTGTCAAATAATGGGTCTGTTGTTAAAACGGTATTGCTCAATCCTAACCATCTGTGAGGTTGACTGATTACACTGTTTTTATCTATAAACTCTGCTACAGGATATCCAAATTTTTCAACATTTAAGTGAGCGTGATAACCTGTTGTTGGAACTGCTGTTCCAGTGTTGTATCCGTTGCTCCACCAACCATCGGCAACAATGTTTCCATTCAAGTTTTTGTCCCATGTTAAAGTATCGTTTGTTTTGTATTTTGCAAAGTTAGAGTTTCTTAATAGATTTCGTCCACCGAATTGAACCGCATTCAAGATTGCTCTTTCTAGAATTGTTTTTTTGTCATTATAATCTTTAAATAGTGTTCTAATTGCAGTACCATTCACACCTGTTGCAGTTGTACTCAAGTTTGACAAGTGAGGACTTAATGCACTATAAAGAGCATTGTAAGCTGTCACATAGGCATCCTTTTCAGTTGTTACAGCATACTGATTAGCTTTTGCTTCAAATGTTGGTTTCTCTGCTACAATCATATCTAACTCATTTTTTAATGTGTGTTTTTCAAGAGGTGTAATCTTATCATCTGCCATCATATCTGCAACTGAAATATCAGCTTCATATGCTTTAATTTCTTCTGATGTTGCAGGTCTTGTAATTACAGAGTCAATGTAGATTGTCTTTGCAGGTTTAGTCGCATCGACTGCACCATAACTACCCATTGCATAAATCTGATACCCTGTAAAGTCTGATGAAGTAGCGACTTTAAACACTTTTGAAACTGTATACCATTTATTCAATACTGGACTTGCTACAAAGTCTGAAAACTTGATTCTAGTATCATAAAGAGAACTAGTTCCATCTCCTTTAAGATGTCTAAATAGAACGCATGAGCCGTTGATAGAACCGCTTTCCAATTTAAATGTTGATTCAACATAGATATAGTTGTAGAATGGTTTGTTTAAATATCTCTCACCACTTAGATAACTCTCTACGCCTAAAACATTTACGAATTTAGCAGATTTACCATTGCCATTTTCAGAAGCCACTTTTGTAGGCTGTGTACCGATATGACCATTAAAGCCAGTAGGATATGTCCCTGTCCAATCAGCAAAGTTATAATTCTTATTAATATATCCAGATTCACTAGAAGTTGCTTTATCAATATTTTCTCCAACTTTAGATGTAAATGTCTGATGACTAGTTACTGTAGCTGTAATATTATCTGGCTGAACTGCAAATTCAGTTTTATAGATTTTCTGTTCTAAGTCAAATGGTGACACTGACCAGTCAGTTGCCTTGCTTCCAAATTCAACCTTTATACCTGTTGTCCAAAACTCTCCTGTACAACCTTCCAAACCATGTTTGAATGATACTTTCGTGATTTTAGTTGCATTAGTAGGTAAAGTTAATTTCGTTGTTCCTGTATATTTTTTCCATGTCATATCTGTTCCAGTAATATAAGAACCTTCATTCATTGTTGTTGGATTGGCAAAACGAATATATCTATAGAATTTTTGAGCACTATCATTTTCACCTTCAATTAGCAATTCTCCGAATCTACCTGCTAAATAAGATTGTGCACCTGCTACAACATTTTGATACTTTAACCAAAATTGAATAGTTACCTCTCTGTCAGCAAGTTTTTCCGCACTTGTTCCACTCCATAAAACAGGTAGGAAAATACCTCCATTTGCATTTGTTGTATTCTTTACATGATAAGCGAATTTGAATGGTGCAGTCTCTGCCGAAATATCAACAACCTCTTTTGTTTGACCAACATAAGAATCTTTCCATAATCCTTCTGCTAAAGGAATTTCGAAATTACCATTACTAGCATGATTTATTTTTACTGGATTATAAGATTCATCACTTGTTACTTGTGATGTATATGTAGCTAAATCATTCAACGCATTATATAAATTCAACCAGTTAGTTCTAAACGTTGCCTTTGCAACTGTAATTACTTTTTTCTGGTTTCCTGTCGAAACATCCCAAGGTCTTAAAGTAGCGTTAGCTGTGTCCTTTAAACCTTCAAGGTAGTTTTTCAAAGCAGTGTATGTACTTTCTACTGTTGTATACTTTATATGAGTTGAAGGAATACCTACTTGAATTGCCTGTTTTCTAACTGTAAAAACCAAACCTTTACCACCAGAATCCAAAGTTCCAATTGCAGGTAGAGTACCTGTATCTGTAGTAGAGATTCCGATAAGTTCTTCAACTTTTTCTTTGATTACTTGTCGTTCATTGTAATCAAGCAAATTATCATTTGCCATGTTTCCCAAAGTTTCAGTGATGTCTGTGATAACTTCATCAACTTCTTCTGGAGCAGGACTCCAACCTGTAGGAACATTACCTTCCATTAATTGGATTGTTTTCATCCACCATTTTTCTGTCATTGGAGACTTGTAAATAAATGGTGTAAACACATACGCATTTCCATCATCTTTAACTTTGAATCTTAGAACAATCTTATTCCATTTATTTGCAAGAAGTGTTCTTTGTCCTCCATCTAAGCTAATTCTTTCAATTCCTGCTTGACCAGTTTGACCAGTTACAGCACACCAGTAATGCAAAGGTGAAGTGCTATTTACAGTTACATCTGCATTAAACATAATTTCTGTAATATAGACGTATTCTTGACCACCTTTAACTGGGATGCTTGAACCATATTTGTATGACCCAGTAGCAGAAAGAACAGATTCACCAACGAATGTTGTAGTATCAACTACAAGACCAGTTCCTCCATTGCCTACCCATCCAGTAGTGGTTTTAAATAATCCACTATTTCGAATCAAGTTTCGTCCGCCACTAATCACTTGTGTTGATGGACTCCAATCACCATTTTGATATACATACAATTGTGATTCTGCTGTATTCCACCATAACTGACCTTCTACTGGGTTTGATGGCTTAGTTGCAGAAACAAGAACATCATTCATATCTACCAAGGTCATTTGACCTGTACCAACAATCTTTGCCATTTTAATTCACTCCTAATTTCCTTTTATCCAAACAAAGAGTCTTACTAAACGCAAGACTCTTAAACTTTCCATATTTTTATTATACCATTATTTTTGATTTTTGTCAAATAATATGTTATATTATTTTGAAACTTCACAAACAATATTTCCACGAACTGTAACGTCTGCACCGTCAACTCTGATAGTTTTACCTGTTTTACTTCCAGTAGTGTTCCAAGTCGTCATTTTCACATTGTTATTATCATATAGATACCATGTATATGTGTATCCTTGATTATTTAATGGGTCAATTTCTACTCCTGCTTGGAAAATCTTTGCAGTCAAATCTGTAAATCCTACACCATTCTTGAATGTGTTAATACCAACGATAGTAACCATGAATGGGTCTGATACGTCAATTACTGTTGTTACATCTGAATATTTAACTGAGTTATATGTAACTACACATTTGAATGATTCAACGTTTACGATTGCAGAAGCAGGGATTGTAATAGTGTCAGTTGTATATCCTGTCACACCATTTGCAGAAGTAGCATCTTTCATTAGCATCCATCCATCGCCACCATCTGCATCTCCTTTACCATTTGCAATTGTAGCGCTAGGGTCTTGAGAATACCATTTCCAAGCTGTACCTGCAACGTTGGCTGAACCCTTGTATACATCAACGTGAGCCTTTAAAGTTCCTGTTGCGTTCTTGATTGTGTTTCCATCTGGTGTCCAAACTACAGCAACTACTGCATCTTGACCGTTTGCACCATTAGAACCATCTGAGACAATAGGAACGATTTGTTCATCTAATAATACAGTTGTTCCACCTGCTTGATATAATTCAACTTTTATAGCTTTAATACCTGCTGTTGGTGTCCAAGTTTTTGAAGACTCATCTGTTGCTCCTGTTGTATACTTAGCTGTTCCCCATGTTGTACCATCTGTTGTTTCATAGATTTTGAACTTTCCTGCATAGTTTGCAGGGGTATTCGTTCCCACTTGAGACTTTGCTGTGAATGTTACTGTAGCAGGTGTGTATGCTCCACCAGAACTTTTAGCGATTGCTACGTTAGAAGACATTAACCAGTAAGCTGTTGCACTTGCACCAGATTTATTTTTAGTTAATGTAAATCTTTTTACAATATTTGCATATCCAGATTTAGATGCAGTAAATTCTACATAACCTGTATCAGCAGACATTGCAGTAACAGTTGCGGTAGCACTTGATGTAGCTTCCGTTACAGTTACATTGCTTCTAGTTTGTACGATAGTCCAACCTGTAGCAACGCTTGCTCCTTCGTAGATTGTAAGAGTAGAAACTGCTCCTGTAAAGTTACCGTTTGCTCCTGCACTATCAGTCGGTACGCTATGAGAGTCGTTACTCAAAACACCAATGATAGCATTAGTACCATTCGTACCGTTAGAACCATTTGTAACTTTGACAATTTCATATTCTGATTTTGCTGTAATTGTAAACCCTGTGTCAGCATCTAAATAGTCCATCTCACAAATATAAGTCATAGAGTTGTTTGATGCCAGAACATTTCCCTTAATTGTAAGAGTAACAGGTTTTCCTGTTCCTAGAGCATAGTTTGCATCATTCGCAATTGCTGTAGGAGTACCCGTTGAATTAGTTTGAACAAACCATCTTGTCGCACTCGTTGAACCTGCAATATCTCCATTAGTACCTGCAATAAATAACTGAGGTGTTAATACGTTATTTGAACCTGCTGTACTATAGTTTGGTACATATTGAGATGCACCACTTGCATTTGGATTATAAATTACTTGTCTTTGTTGTGATGAACCAATAAACATAATTAATTGTTTACTATCGTTTAAGTCCACCAATGTTAGTTGACCACTTGCAACTATTGCCATTTAAATCATTCCTTTTTCTCATTGTGGTTTATCAATATCAAGCTTGAATATTGCCTTTTGGTAGACTTCGAGACTAGTAACATGAATTACATTCCCAACACCCACATTTGCATTTGTCCATGCTGTATCAATAACTCCATCTTTGTCATATTTTTTCCAGATAAATCCAGACTTTGGAATCGTATCAGTAATTTCAGATTGACCACGCCATACTTTAGCTGTGATAACTGTATCAATTTGACCATTCCTAAACGTAAAACCTTTTGACGAATGAAACTCAATTTTGTAGACAACATCATTCTTTACTTCTTCAATATCTGTTTGAATATTTTCTGCGACAGTTTTTGCATCTCTTGCAATTTGAGCAACCATAATATCAATCTGCTTTTGAAGTTCTTCTTGAGCAGTAGAGAAATTTTTCCATCTAGCATCGAACATATTTCTATCAATTCGTGTTGTAAATGTCATATTGCTAGGGTCTAATAATGGTTTGTCTCCATGCAGTTGAACGAATAAATAGTCATATAATTCTGTATATCTAGTATGATAATCTGCAACGAACTGTAATCCTTCTCCATCATTTGGGAATAAGTTATGAATTTTTTCTGTGTTTTTGTTGTATGCTACTTCATATTTATCCCATTCAAGCTTCAACATTTTCTTCTCATATGCTGTAATCATATTGTCATCTTTGAACTCATCAACGAAGTTTGCTGAATCAATAAATTTCGACCCATCAAATCTTCCACTAGATGATTCTAAGATGAATGCACTTGCATCAATTCTCACACCGTTTTTATCGAATGTGAATGACCCTGCACTATTTGTTAGAATTAAGTTTTCACCTGCGATGATTTGACCTATTAATCTCTCTGCAACGATACCATCTGGCTTGATTGCTGTCTTCCATGTTTCACCTTTATCTTGAGATAAGGCGATTACACCACTCTGGATAATAACTACTTCATTTGGATTATCTGGACTTGTAACAATCATTCCACGATTACCAATTTCAATAGAGTTATTAACCCCTGCGATGATTTTGTTTTTTGTTGCATCCCATTCACTAGTAACAATGTTACTAACTACATCTTCAATCTTATTTACTTTGTCCCATTTATATTTATTTGCTTGGACAAGTGAAGATGCACTTGAGTTGCTATATAATAATTGAACAAGTTTTTCTGTATCGCTTAAAATATCTTTGGTGTTAGCGACTGTAATACTTGCTTCATTATTTTCGAAATCATATTTGATTTCTATAATCTTAGCCATGTATTCGATTTTCATTTGTGGATATTTGACTTTAATTAAATCTCCTAATACTAGTTTATCCCAGTAATATTGTTCTTCAACAATATTCAGAAGATTGTCAATAGTAACATCTATTACTACCTTTGGTTGTCTTAGTTCTTCAAATTTCTTGAGTCCATCTTGATATAGTTCTCTTGCATCTATGTATTTATCATCAACCCATTTCATCTCATGAATGAATAGATTCAATTCATCAAGAAGTTGAGGTGTGAATCCACTACCTGTAGCTATTTGGTCTTGCAATGCATCAATTTGATTTTTGTAAGACTGAACTTGATTTTTGATAATATCATTTGCTTGTCGTTTTGCAGTAATCTCTGCTTCTTTATTGTTTAACTCTAATTGTCTTTGAGTAATTAAAGTTGCATTTTCTGTAGCCTTTGCAGTGTCTAACAATCCTTGAATTGTTTTTAATTGTCCTTCTAATTCTCTGAGTTGTGTTTCTCCTGTTAGTAATAGAGTTTCTTTTGCTAACATGTCATCTGTTAAACTTTTAATTTGTGGTGCATTTTGTGCAATCATGATTTGCTGATTTAAAATGGCGTGACATAATTCGTTTGACATGAAATAAGATTCTTTAATAACATTCTTATTTGCATCTCTTTCAAACGGATATAAGAAATAACTAAAGTCTTCTATGTAAGGTTGTCCTGTTGGATTGACTCCATGAATACTTAAATCCTCACTACCATAAATATACAATCTAGTTGTCAACTCATCTGTTGTTCTTGTTCTTTTGATAGACTGTAAAAATCTACCATAGTTTACTGTCATACCTTTGAATGTACCATTCTGAGACATATCCTTAAATGATACCTTTCTAGTTTCAGTATCCCAAACAAGTAATGCTCCAAATGTTTCTCCTGCTTGAATGATACAATCTAGAACGTTTGAATCTGAACCAGAATCAAATGAACGGAACATGACATCGAACATTGCATCTACTGTTCCAATTTTCCAAACTGTATTTTCAAGTAATTTTGTTAAGAGGTCTGTAGCATTAATTGCATCCTCTGTATAATCACTTACCTGTTTCCCCTTCAACTCATAACCTAAAGAAAAAGCCTTTACATTAAAGATATCTGAATCGTCACCGTCTTCTTCAATCTCGTTAACCACATACCATTCTTTGTATGAACCCATTGTTACTCTAATCAACATCATTTCCTTGATTAAATCAACATGTGGATTTGGCTCTTGGTCTTCAATGAAATGAGGAATAGAGAAGCTTAATTCATTGATGTTACCTAATTTAATAGACATCTCTCCACCGATACGTTCATAGATGTGAGAAACTATTTGTTTATTAGGTTTTGCTAAATGAAATTTAGCTTCTTGCAACCGTTTATTATAATCAATATCAATAAACAATCTCTATACCCCTCTCTATATTTCTTTTAAATCGTACACCTCAAATAATTCTTGTGGTGTTATATTTCCTAAATTATCATTTGTTTTACGCTTTACACCTGCTGTGTAATATGCCATATCAACTAGTTCCGAACAAATAAATTTGTTTGCACTGTTGAAATAAATATTCCTTTTTCTTTTAAATGCCAAAGCGAAAAATAGTCCAAAGAGTTTCAGATAGTCGTAACTTGTGCCTAAATTTTTATAAGCATATTTAACGATTCTATCTGTAACTTCTTGTGGTTGATTACCTGTAGTGTAAATAACATGTCGTTCATTCAACTCTAATCTTGCGACTCTAGTTTTAATGAATCTGTTCGACTCAATTATAGTAACTATTCCCGTTTTCTCATCATGACCAACAATGAGTCCTACATGAGTAAACTCACTATTTGTAACTTTAGCAATCAAGCTAGATATAAAGGAATTTGTTTTTTTGAAAAATACTAAATTTCCAATCATAAATCTCACCTTAATAAATATATTATATCATAATTATTTGTGCCTGTCAAATAATATGGTACATTATTTGGAAAATTCTAGAATCTATATTTGTTCTTATATCTAAACTGAATCGTACAACTACCTGTAATCTTGATTCTATTTTGTCCATATACTAATCGAGGAAAATGTCCTACGATTTTGTCATATCTATACACACCAATAATATCAGTCTGAATGATTTCTTTCTCACAATTGATATATATATCTTCTGCATTTGTTAAATCTCTTACCTCAAAGATATTGCCACCATCATCTAAAAACTCTAATGTAACTGTTCCTGCACCAGTTTTCTTGATTGAAATTTCTGGATATACATCAAAATGACTATCACTATTAATCGTGATTGTTTGAGGTGTAGTAGTTACAGTTGTGTTAGAAGTTGTAAGAGTTGGCGAATATACTTGAGATGAATCACATCTCATTGTGACTGTAAAGTATCCTTGCTTAATACCATTATGTACGATTTGTGCATCTCCAATAGGCATACAGTAGTACACTCTATTTTCTTTACCTGCAAAGTATAATGGTTTATGATAGTCAACCCACAACCATCTGATGATGTTGTCAATCTGGGTATCTGTATAAGTCCCATTGACTGCTATAGTCATTTCAAATTCCAGTGGAGAATCTTCTACACTATGTAACATGGGTTTACTATTACCTCGAACTTTTGTCTCATTTAATTCCCTTGAAGCCACAAAAACTTCTTCATACATTCCAGAATCTAAAACAACATTCATAACATTATGTGTATCAGACCATACTCCATTAAAATTAAATCGAACCTTGTCTTTAATAGTTGGCATCCTTTTCACTCCTAAAAAAATAGGAAAGAGAAGAAAGGCTATTTGCCCATCTTCTTCAATCCTTTAATGATTTCGCTAGTTACTGATTTAGCTTGGTCTTTAGTACCGTTCATACTTTCAATGTTGACATCTAAATAGTAATTGTTTTCTACGTTCATTCCGCTTACTCCACCGTCACCAACGAATTGACGAGCCATATTGTTAGCTTTGAAGTTTGGTAAGTAATCCTTAACCTTGTCTACAAGTTTCACTGTGTCGAATAAATTCTTTGTGTCGTTTGCGTTTAATACTTGTTCTTTCTTGTGAAGCATAGCCATTTTTCCATCATTGCCACTCCAATCACCAGTGTAACCACCAGTGTCAAATGCTTTGATGTATTTCTTGTTTGCGAATCCTGTTGATGTTCCTCGACTATTCGAGAACTTAACTTTCCACCAATCTCCTTCTTCTCCAAGGATTTGTACGTTTGCACCGTTTAAGATACGTCTAATTACTCCACCTTGCATGTTTGGTGCGTTACGAATGTTAAGATAACTATCTGATGTTACACCTGTTACATTACCCTTAGTAGGCATCTGTGATGGTGGGATAGGTGGTTTCACCTGTGCAGGTGGTGTTGGTGGTGGCTCTGGAGCAGGTTTCATAGGTCTAGCAGGGTCATCTGGGCGAACTACTTCGCTCTCGAATGTTTGATATCCTTTAGACTTAATTAACTCTTCTACATCGCTCTTAGGGTCTTGTAAGTTAAAGTCCATGTTGTCAACAACCATGTCATTTGCATCTTGAACTTGTTTCTTAGTTTCATCTGAGAAGTCTTTGAAACTTGGAGTTAATCCATCAAATACCCCGTTATTCATGTTGTTGATTTGCTGTTGCATTTTTTGTAACTCATCATTTAGTGTTTGGAAGTTTCCTTTGATGAATTGGTCACGCATATCAGCCCAACGTTTTTCATTGTCGATAAGGTCATCATATTTTGTACTTACGTTGTCTTTCTCTTTATCTAGTTCTTCAACTTTTCCGTTTAAGACTTCTTCTTCTGCTTTCTTCTTATCTTCAATTTCTTTAAGTTGTTGTTCCTTTTGGTCTTCTAATGCTTGTCGCATTAATTCATCTTGACGTTCTTGTTGGAACTTAGCAATCTCTTTGTCCATTTCAGCAAGTTCTTTTTTCATTTCCTCTAGCTTTTTCTTACCAGATAGGCTAGTATCTTTTGATAAAATACTGATTTTATTCTGTAAATCTGCACGTTCTTTGTTCTTGTTAGACAATTCTTCTTGATAGTTTGACTCATCTTTGTCTTTGTCCATTTGTTTTAGCTTCGCATCATATACGCTGTTAATCTTGTCAATTTCCTTGTCGTATAATTTCATCTTAGCTTCATGTGCTTTTTTCAAGTTTTCTTGCTCTTTGTCAATAGCATCAATTGCCATGTCTTTCATGTTTTTGTAGTAGTTCTTCAATTGGTCAATGCCTTTATCAGCTACATTTGCACGAGCATCTTTGATTTCTTTTTCAGCCTGTAGAACTGCTAATGCAGAATCTTCCCATGCTTCTTTTACTTTATCAATCTCTGCTTTGACTTCTTGTGCTACTTTGCTATCCTTACCAAATTTATCTTCTGCTTCGTAAAGTTTAAGAGTTAAATCACGTTGTTGGTCTTCTAGCTTTTTCTTTTCAAGTTTTAATTGTTGTGCTTTCTCAATGTAAAGATTCATCATCTTTGTCATGTTGTTAGGGTCTGTCAATTCCGCTACTGAGATATTGAAGTCAATATCATCAACTTTGCCTTTGATTTCCTCTAAACCTTTTGTATAAGCTTCAACAATAGCATCTACATGCGCTTTCAGAATGTCTGCATAACGTTGTTCCCAGTTGTCTAAGAACTCTTGCCATTCTGCTCTCATAGAAGTAATAGAACTTAAATTACTTTCATATTCTGACCATAACTTATTGTACTGCTCACGTTGTTCTTTTGTATGACTGTTGATATTTTTAAGACCTTCAAGTTCACGCTTGATTTGTTCGTTTCTACGTTCTTTATCGTATAAGTCGTGGTTTAGAAGTTCCCAACGTTTAATTTCAACTTGGTAAATATCGTTCATCATTTTACGATATTCTGCTGTGTTTTTGTTCATGGATTTCATCTTAGCTTCCATCCATTTTAATGTTACGTCCATCTCTTTCATACTACGTTCGTATGAACTCCAAGGAGTTGCATCTGCGATTTTGTCAGACTCATCTGCTAATGTTCTAAATACTCCAAGTTCACCACTTGAATTTAGTCCACTATAGATTGATGGTTGGATTGTACCAGAAGTACCTCCACCTCCACCGATTGAACCAGAGTCTCCACTACTTGCAGAGAATGAACCTAATGCGCTTGACATTGCTGAACCGAAACTTGTCACTGCACTTGCCACTTCTCCATTACCCGTATCAGCCATTAGGTTTGTTACTGATTGCATTGTCCATGTTGCACCTGTTGGTAATGGTGGTAATGTTGGGGCTTTAACTTGTACATTAGAAGCTTGTTGAGCCTTCGCAATGTAGTTACTTAGGTTTGTCATTGCACCCGAAATTGTGCTATTTAAACCTTGTACAGCAGACTTAGCTTGGTTAGCTGAATCTCTTACTTTGTTTAATGCACTAGCTTGTGAGTTGTGAGCACTGTTCATAGCGCCTGTACTTCCAACAACAGTTCCCACCATTGAACTGAAAGCACCTTTAATAGCAGAACTTGCTTGCATTGTTCCAGAAGCCATTGCGAATACAGCCATCATGTAACTTGAGATTGCGCTCACGATAGATGAAATTGAACTGATTCCTGCACTAGCCATTGCTGAATATGCACTTGCCATGTTTTGTGTTGCTGAGATTGCTGACATGATTGCACTTGCTTCTGCTTGTTTAGCGTTTGCTACATTGAATGATGCTGTAGCTGAATTTTGAGAAGCTGATGCTTCTGCATTTTTTGCGCTTGCGTTATTTTGTGATGCGTTTGCGCTTGCTTGAGATGCTTGAGTTGCACTTGCTAGTCCACTTGATGCTGTTGCACTTGCAGAACCCATGTTTGCCATAGATTGAGATGCTAGTGAACATGATGCACCAACGCCATTCATTGCTCCTACAAAAGCACTACCGCTTACACTTGCGCTTGACATTGATTGACCAATGCCCTCTAAACTTTGTGCTGTTCCACTTGCTTGAGATACAACGTTAGACATTTCACCTCTAACACCACTCATTGATGTTTGGAATCCACTCATCGCTTGACCTGCACCTGCAAATGCCATACCGAATTGGCTTAATCCTGTAGCTGTTCCTGTAACCTCTGTTGCCATTCCATTCATTGAAGTTTTAACGTTGTCTACTGCAATCTTGTATTGGTCTAATGCATTTTTAGCGTTTCCAATTGTGGTAACGTGTCCTTGGATTTCTTGAGCACTTGTACCAGATTGTTTTGACATTCCTTGAAGTTGTTCTGTGAATAGTTGTGCGCTTGTTTTGAATGGTTGGAATCCAGTGTTAATACCTTGACCTAGCGTACTAAATGAAGTGTTGATTCCGCTAACATTTGTTTCTACAGAAGTTTTTGTTTCGCTCATTGCAGTTCCAATGTTTTTAACGTTTTCTTTTAATGGTGCTAAACTGTTTCCAGAGTTACCAATTTGAGACATTCCAGATTGGAATCCTCCAACTGTTCCTCCAAGTTGTGTGTTCATATCAATAAGTTTTCGACCTACTGCATCTGTTTCTGTTTTAAGAGGACTCATGTTTACACCAGAGTTACCAATTGCAGTTGTATCAGATGATACTTTACTGCTTGCTTCACCAGATTTTGTTGTTAGTTCATCGAAACCTAAGTCTCTCATTTTTTGCTCTAGTAATGATAATGGTGCACCAGAATTACCTGCACGTTGCATGTCTGCTTCGACTTTACCTGCTGTTTCACTAGATTTAGCTGTGAACTCATCAAAGCCTAAGTCTTTCATCTTGTTTTGAAGTAGTGATAGTTTTTCACCAGAGTTTCCAATTTTAGCCATTTCTTCTGGAGTAACTGCTCCTGCTTCTTTAGCATAGCGCATTACTTCATCCATAGATAAGCCTAATTCTTTACTCTTCGCTTGTACTTGGCTAAAGTCTGCTAGGTTGATTTTTTGTAATCCTTGGACTACTTGTTCACCAGACTGTCCAGATTTTTGTGCAAGTTCTTGAAGCTTGTCAATTAAAGGTTGAACCTTTTGACCAGACTGTCCTGCTTTCTCTCCTGCTTGATTGAACTTGTCTCCTGCTTCGTTGGCTTTGTCGCCACCTTCTTTAACCTTGTTACCTGCTTCGTCAAACTTGTCTCCACCCTGTTTAGCTTTGTCTCCTGCTTGGTCGATTCTGTTTCCGTTCTCATCTAGGATTTGACCTTGTTCTTTGATGCCATGACCAAAAGTACGTGCCTTACCTGTTAGAATATCTACGTCAAGACCATATTTTGCAACGGACTCTTTAAACTTGTTGATTTGACCTTCTGTTGCACTACCCCAGTCTAATGCTAGTTTTCCAGTTTCATCATACTTAACACCAATCTCTTGCATTACAGAAATAGTTTCATGTAATCCATCAATGTTTTCATAGACTTGGTCTTTAGAGATTCCTAAGAACTCTGAAAGTTGTGAACCAGATTCAGCCCAAAGTCTTGTACCTTTTGCGTTTTCACCATATAATAGTTGAGCAGTTTTAAGTGCTTCTAAATGACCTTGCATGTTTCCTAGTTCTTCGTTTTTATATCCGAATAACTCTTTCTGAGCATCAATTGCTCCGATTACTGCTTCCTTATAATCTTTAAGTGCGCCTGTTGCATCATCAACAGCACCACCAGTTCCTTCCATTGCAGATGAAACTCCACTTTGAGATTCTTCTAACGCTCTGTTTCTAAGTTCTGCGTTGGCACTTTCCATACCAAGTTTCGTAACGAACTCTCTAGCTTGGTCTGCACTTAATCCATAGTTTTCAGCTTCTTTAGCAAGTTGGTCAAATGTTCCTCCGTTTGAAGATTTAATTCTCATACCAACGTCAATTAATTTTTCCATGTTTTCTTTTGCTTTATCTAAGTCATCAAGATTCTTAACGTCAAAGAAATCATCTGGAATTGCTTTACCAATACTACTAAGTTGCTGTTTGATTGCTTCGATTTTTTGAGAACCTTTTAAAGTACCAGAGTCAATACCTTGAGTCATTTTGTCGAATGCTTTAGCAAAGACATCACCCATTTGGTTACCGCCCTCGGTAATCTTTTTAATCATTGAATTGATTTTACCTTCTGATGCACCATCTTCAACTAGCTTTTTAAGTTTGTCACTATTTATAGTAGCGAATTTGTCAACTACTAATTGAGCACCCTCACCCATCTTAGCTAAACTACCTTTAGCTTCTAGATACGCTCTAGATTGTTCTTGGATTTTTGCAGTTGTTTTCTGTGTTGCATCTAAACGTTTCCAAACTAGGTCTGCCATACCTTTTTCATAAGCCATTTGTGCTTGAGCACGTTCTTCTTTGGAAGCGCCACCTGTACCTGCTTTCCAGTCTACAGAGCCACTTTTGATTTTGTCACGTTCCGCTTTAAGTTTTTTCTCTTCTTCTACTAGTTTTCTTAGAGATTGTGCTTCCTTCTCAACGTTTTCTTCAAATCTTTTATTCGTTCTATCTGCTTGGGCTTCTGATAATTCTTTTGTTAATTTCAAATGTTCTCTAAGTTCCTTAGAACTCTTCATCCATGCTTGACCTTGTGCATCAACGCTTTTAACCATGTTTGGCATAGCTTGTGATAGTTTAGTTTGTACAAGCATAAACTCTTCGTACTCTTCACTACCTTTCTTGATGCTGTCTCCTGCTTTTTCGAATGCTTCATACTTAGCAAGTAATCCTTCTAGTCCATCTGCACTCTTACGATAAGCGTTAACAGTTTGGTTGATACTCTTGTCAAGTGCTTCTTGTTCTTGTTTGGCTTTTTGATATTTCCCGATAAGGAACTCTATCGCCATACCAATACCCATGAAGACTGCACCCATACCAAGCATACCCATTAAAGACCTACCGAATCCTGCTAATGCACCGCCTAGTGATTTGAATACACCAACACCGCCCGTAGACGTTGTGATAACTCCTTGCATACCGCCTTTGAATTTATCCATAGCAGTTGCGTTAGCACCTAGACTACGAGATGTTTCAGCCATACCTTGTTTGAATACTCCAACAGTTGCGCCCATTCTACCGAATAGACCTTGGAATGCACCCATCTTAGCCATTACTGCTCCAAGGATTAAACCTACTCCAGATAATGCTCCAAATGATTGTGCTACCCCTGTAATGCCTTTTGCTAATGCACCTAGACCATTGATAGCCATTAAAATTCCACCACTTAGGAATGCTTTACCGATAGCCAATGACATTTCAGTGAAACCATTTTTAAGCTTATTAATCTTAGCTTCGAATGATTGTAGATATTTTTCATTCTCACGCATTGCAGAACCTTGTGATTGGTAAGCAGTGTTCGTAGCTTTAACAGCCATATCGTAGTTGTTCATTACAGCTAGGAAACGTGTTAATTGGTTACGACCTGCGATTTTAACTGCGATGTTTTGTTGTTCTTCTTTTGTTAATGTTTTCCATCTGTCACCAAGTTCGTTCATGATTTGAGATACTGGTTTAACAGATTTTACACCGTTTTCACCAATCTCATACATTGCGATACCGACATTTCTAAGTGTCTGTTCTGAATCTTTCATTGTTGTCATACGAGAATAGATTGTTTTCAATGAGTTACCGATGATAGCACCAGACTCCATTGTTACCGCACCAATTGCTGTGATATGACCAATGTTTTCTTCTAGACCTACACCGAATGTTTTACCTGCTGATGCAGATTTCTGTAGACCTTCTGCTAACTGTTTCGTACTGATAGCATAGTCGTTATCTACTTCGTTCAGTGCATCTACGATTCTGATAGAATCAGAAGCTTCAATGTTGAATGCGTTCATAGTACCTACTAGAGATTTCTGTGCTTCTTCAACTGATAAGTCAGATACGTTTGACATTAGTGTTGCTGTTTCTGTGATAGATGTTAATTGTCGTTCATTGAAGTCACCAAATGTACGAGCGAACTCGTTCATACCTTTCATAATATCATGGATATTATTACCAAGTTTACCAGATAGTTCTACAGCGTTTCCGAATAGAATATCAACGTTTTGGTCTGTACTCGCTACTCTTCGTAATTCAGTCATAGCTTTGTCTACTTCTAGAATCTCTCTAGTCATAGCTTGTAAGCCTTGAATTGGAGCAGTCATCATTTGTTGTGAAAGCATCCATACTGGAGCACTTTGCATGAAGACTTTAAATTTCTCCCATGCACCTAAGTTACGGTTAACGTTACGAACCATTTCGTCAGAAACTTGTCGCATTTGACTAGAACCTTGTGTCATACTATATGTAACTTTACGAACATGCTCTCCTGTTCCTTGGAATACAACAGACATATTTTTAACAGAACGACCCATTGAGTCAATACCGTCACGACCAAATGAGATAGAAGCCACTCGTGCTCTCTCAACTGTTCCAATATATCTTTGTAAATCTGCAATCGCTTTGTTACTCATTGTTCCAGAGCCAAAGATTTGTTGCTCAATGTTTTTAACTTTTGCTTCTCCACCGAATTTTTCAGTGATATTCTGACCTAGTTTGATACTTTTTTCTTTTTGTTTGATTTTTTGATTTTCAGTATCTAACATTCTTTGGTATGCAGTTAAAGCATTACGAATGTCTTGTGTGTTTAAAGATAGTTTCTTAGCAATTCTATCATCTAAGAAACTCATTTGTTGATTTAATTTAGGATTGCTTTTACCAATGTCATTAAGCTTTTGTTGTACTGAACGTAAACTTTCAACTAGATTACGTGCTCTATTTTGGTCTGCATCCATCCATTTATTGTCTGCAATTTTTTGGAAATTCTTTTTAGCTTGACCCAATTGCTCATATGTTCTGATTAATTTAGTAGCTTCAATAGCTTCTGTAACCATGCTACGTTTTAATTTATTATCAGCAGTATCAGATGGTAATGTTTTTAAAACGTCTTTAAGTTGTCTTCTTAATTGAATAGTTTCTTTTAAGATTGCTTGAGATTCTTTTTCTTTAGCGTTAACTTTTGCTTGCTCATTCATCATGCCTTGCATTTCTTGACGAATCTTTTTAAATTCTAATGATGGGTCTTGTGCTTTGCTTGCTTTACCTGCTTGAGCCAATAGTCCATTTAAATCATTTTTAAGAGCGCCTGTAGCATTGTTTCTGTTGTTTTTAATATCAGCGATTAACTTAGCTTGTTGTTGAAGCATTTGGTTTTCAGCTTTAGTTGCTTGAACTAATTGTTGTTCTGCTCTGATAGCACTTTGTAAATCTGTAACCATTTGTTTAGTGAAGTTTTTTCCACCGTCTGTGTTTAGTGCTTTTTGCACATCTTTAAGTTGAGTTAATAGACTACCTTTATCTGCACCTTTACCTAGATTGTTGATATCATTTTTTAAATTCTTTAATGTATTTTGAATTGACTGAGCATTCTTTTGTGTATTATCTACAGTTTGTCTATTGATAATTTCAAAAGCACTTTTATTGCTATTCCAAGAATACTTAATTTTTTCAACGATACCATTCGCTTTTTGTAACTCTGCTACGAATCCTGTAAGATTACCTTTAGCATCTTTGAATTGAGTAGCCTTGAAAATACCGTCACCAAATTTACCATTTAAGATAGATTTAGCTTTCTCAATTTCTGCTGTGTATTGTTTAATATTATTGAAGTTTTGAACCTTTGAGTTTGTTGGAACATTTAATCCAGACTGTGCTTTCCCCTTTACAGAAGAAGCTTGATTCATTTGTTGTTGCATTTGTTTTACTTGTTGACCATATTTCTTATTGAAGTCTTCAACAGTCTTATATACGTCTTTAGGTTGTTGCTTGATATTCTTTGTTGAACCTGCAACATCAATTTCTACTTTCAGTTTCATAGGCTTTGCCTGTAAAGACGTACTAATAGTTTTCATTTGTTTAGTTAAATCGCCAAGTTTAGCTTCAAGTTTAACTTTAAGCTTAACAGGATTGTTTGCTAACATCTTAGAAATATTATTTACTTGTTGTGGTAACTTACTTCCTTTTGCATCCAATTCTACCTTTAATTTTACAACTTGCGCTTTTAGCGATATATTTAAATCATTACTACCTGCCAAATTAATTCACCCCTTTAAAATCTAAAGGATGTATGTAACATCCTAATCTATGAAGATTAAGATGTTACTCTTTAACCTTAATCTTCATAAAGTTCATCTATGTCAGAAGACTTGTCTCTTACTACATAGATTTGTGTAGTTTCACTACTGTTATGTCCTAATAATCCTTGTACGGATTCTATACTCTTTCCTTCTTCTACAATCGCAATCGTTGCACGACTCGAACGTAATAAGTGAGGATGTACTTTTTTACCTAAAATTTCAGAGAAATCTTCGCACCATAGATTGAATGAGTTTGCTGAAATCTGTCGATATCCGTCTTTCGTTTTACTAACGAATAAGTGTGGACAATCATCTTCTCCACGAACTTCTACCCATTTCTTGATTGCAGTCATTGTTTCATCGTTAAATGAGAAGTCTCTCATCTTACCAATCTTTCCTGCACCTTTGGCTCTAATCTTATGTGTCAAGTAATATTTTTTGACATTACCTTTTGCATCAACGTAGTAATCATATGTAGCAACTTCTTTAAGAAGCTGTCTTGACTCTTCTCTTCGACAACCTGTATCAAATGAGAATAATAGATATGCTAGTTTTTGCCATTCATTTCTCTTTTTTAATTCTTTCTTCAACTTTTCAATTTCTGCACTCGTTAAAGGAACTTTCTCCTTAACGTTTGCTTTAGCTACATTCTTTACTGCTTTTGTAAATATGTTTCTAAAATTCGGATGGTCATCTGAAAAGAATACTTCGATGTACCCACACAAACTTGAAACAGCCGAACGTTTAAATTTGATAGCATTAGGACTCAACCCTTTGCCCTCTAACCAGTTTTGATACTTCATAGCATCACGTGGTTTTAAATCTGGGATATCTTTATTTCTAGCATGGTCATGAACCCACTTTGCAAATATCTTTAATCCCGATTCATATTGTTTAAGAGTAGCAGGAGATAAACGACCTTGTGCTAAGAACTCTTCTATCAGTTCTTTGTTATAGTCATTTACCTCATCTTTCCAAAACTGCTCACTTACTTCTTCTATTTTTTTATATGCCATTTCAATCACCTACTTAATGAATGCTCCACTCCATTGTACTTCTACCCTAATTCTTCTGTCAGCGACAGCCTTATACTGACTAACAACAGTATCAAGATAGCTTCCACCGCCACCATTCCAAGCCCAGTATGTATGTCTATAGATTTGCTTTCTGTAAACAGCTTCTAACTTCTTAGAATGCCATCTAGTACCGATAAGCATTATAGCGTGACCTTTTTTGTTGGTTGATGTTCTTCCCTCGGTGTATAACCAAGAATCATGATAGGCTAGACTGTTTTCCCATGTAAGTTCGATGCTGTACATACCTAATCCATGACTCTTTACACTTTTAAGTTTAATGGCTCTTAGAGACTTTCCTGTTCTTCTATACTCTTAGGAGAATAACTAGCCATGTATTGTTGCCAAACTCGTCTTGCTATTCTCTCTATTTTCTTGCCCTCTTTAGTTAAAACTTTGATTGCTTCTATGTCGGTCTGGAAATATAAACCGTTATTCTTTTGCTTTACCATTTTCCATCAATGCTCTCACTTCTGGATTTTCAATTCCGTCAAGAATCTCGTTTGCTTCGGCTACTGACTTAGACATATTCTCTGAAATCTCATTGATAGTTTCTGTTAATTTTTCATATAAATCAACGATTTGGTCATCTGGCATTGCGTTAACAATTGTACCTAAGATTCCTAAATCTAGTAAAAGCTGTAGGTAATCTAATGCTTCCTCAATGTCATCTGGTACTTCTAAGCTAGTGAAGTGCTTAACCATCAATAAAGATGTGTAAGGTGTTGCGATAGAATATAACTTCTCATCGTTACGTCCTGCTTCAAAGAATTTGATTAAATCATCCAGAACCTTATTTCTTTTTGATTGTCGGAAATGCACATCAATTTCAACTTTGTAAACTGTATCATTGATTGTAATAAATTCCTCTTTTGTTTCACTTAATACTTTATCCTGCTTCTTCATTTCAGCAAGTGTAAGACTTTTGATTTTTTTCTCTTTAGCCATTTTTAAAACTCCTTTTATATACTTTTATACCATTATTTTTAGCGCTTACTGCAAAAGAGCAGTATAAGGCTATAATACTATTATAACACAAACTTGATAAAATTTCAATTTTATCCATTACATTATTTCAAAAAAAATAGGGTAGAGAAACTATTATGTTCTCTACCCTTATAGAAACAAGAATTATAGACGAATGATATCGTATAATTTGTTTGTTTCTGCATCTACTAATACGTCTAATGTGAAGTCGAATGTAGATACGTTTTCTGCATCCATTGTTAAGTTGAATGTAGATTGTAATTTCGCTTTTGGTACTACGAATTGCATCTTACGGTCAACACCGTCTTGTCCACGTACTACTGTGTCACCAACAACACGATATGTTGCAGGGAAGTTAGCACCGTTGAATGTTACTTGAGTTGCGCCTGTTGGAGCAGTGTAAGTATAGAATACCATTACAAGAGAGTCTTTAGTAACGCCTGTTGCAATTGTAACTTCCTTATCTGTTACAGTAATTCCTGTAACTTCTTCTGTCATAAGACCTTTATCCATTTTGTATACTGCTACAGTACCATCTTTTGGAGTTTGTGCTAAAGTAACTTTAGTTTTTGGTGCTGTGTTGTCAACTGCTGTTAATACTTCACGACCTACTACTTCGATACCTGTAGTTTTTACTGCTGTACCTGCTAGTAAGCTAAGAGATACGTCAGATAGTAATGCATCTTGAAGTGTTAATGTAGCTGTACGTCCAAAGTCCCAAGTCATTAAACGACCATTACCTTGTCCACCACGTGCTTCTGCACTTTCTGATTCATTTTCGATTGTTGACACTTTTAATGTATCAAAGAATAAAACTGGTTTGTTTGTTGCTACGTCAAAGAAGATAACGTTTGCAACCTCTTTTAAGCCATAACGTGTATTTGCCATTCTTTTTTCCTCCTAATAATTTTGAAAAAATTCTATGTATCAAGCAAGTTTATAACTTACTAGACCAATGCTTTAAATCTACTTTTTCTGCCCCTGCCATTATAGCCTTGACACTGAAATCGTAGTTGTCGATTAACTCCAATCTTGCGTACTCATCGTACAATTGATATAAAGTTAAATCCCAAATATTGAACTTATTGATTGTGTTACTCTTAGAACTGACTGCACTAATAATATCTGCGAGGTCAATTCCCTCACCATCATCTTGTCCGTTCTGTTTCATCTGATTGACTTTTTCTCTATTCTTTTTCATCTGTTCCATTAGTGCTCTTGTTTCTTCGTCTACTGGATTTTCTTCTTCAACCTTGACTTTAGTTAGTCCATTCTGTAGTTTTACTACCTCAATAATCTCATCGAAATTATCTCTATGAATAACTTTAAATTCTTCTTCTGGAATACTATCAAGCTTTTCACTGTTAATTTGAAAGTGACCATCTTCATCTCTATAGAAGATTCCTAATTTGAAGAAGTCAAAAACTACTATTCCTTGGTCTTCCAAATATCTAATATCTTTGTTTTGGAATATCATAGCCATAGACATAAGCATAACTTGTGTCAACTCTGCCCCACCAAGCTTTGAAAAAAAGTCAAATGATTTCAAACTGTTTCGTTCACTCATCAATATCATTTTCTTTTCAATATCTGTTGTCGATGCAATAAAATCTTCAACGGATGGTAAAACCCATTGTAGATTCTGCATATATTTTGTATAACCAAAATCTCTAACCTGTGCTAGAGTGTATGGTGTTAACTGTAAATTGTCTACCTTTATCCCTTGTCCTCCAAGCAATAACAACTTTAAGTCGATACTGCTTAACTCTTTGAAGTTGTGCATTATGCTTCAACCGTCATATATTCGCTAGTAATACGGATTGCATCAAATTTTGTATTTACTGCTAAATGTTGGAAACCATTGATATTTAATTTAATACCAGTTCCAACACCTCTTTTACCTACCATGTCTATTACTCTAGCCATAATCTCATATGGTCTAATCATGTTTCCTTTGATAAGCCAAAGTTCTTTTGCTACGACAATATCAATATGTAAAGTCGTTTCAGAAATAGTTTCGCTCTCATCTAAGTCTCCATAATTGTAATACACACGAATAAAAGAACCGTTTGTATCAGTTGCTTCAACATCAAAAGGATAAGGTTTAATGCGACAAAGCGCATGTTTTGGATTGATAACATTACTACCATTAATTACTGGTAGATTTGGGTCAAATGGATTTTCAACATCATTTACTAATAGCTGTAATAATCCTTGGTTATTTGATAAAGCTTTCATAACATTAACTACATTTTTAGATAGTGAATCAAATCTCATTACCAAATGTCACCCCCGTCATCTGTTCCTCCACCAGTTGTTGGTGGTTTAGGATTAACTCCTGTTTCTTTATATTCGTTTACTGCAATGTTGTTCTCAAAGTCATCATTCGCTTGTTTTGTTGTAATCTTAATTGTTAACTGGATTACTCCATTACCACTTTTCGTGATACCTGTTACATCATCTCGACCTACAACTTCAAAAACATTATTCCCGAATATGAATCGTTGATTTATCTCAATACTCTTTGTTTCTTTATTTGCTTCAACGAATACAAACAATTGACCTACTGGAAGTCGAACGTCATATTTATTCCATTCGATTTCTACTCGGTTTTGTTTAGCTTTAGAACCTAAGTCTGTAGAACCTGCAATACAATCCCACTCTCGAATAACACCATCTTTATCCTTCCACTTTAAAGTACGGTTACATTTCTCTGCTAGCATCTTTACACTAGTAGAACCTGTCCCACCATACTTATCAAATAGAAGCCAAGTGTCTCCATCGAATTTGACGTAAGTTCCTGTTTCTAAACTTTGGTTTGGTCTGAAAATAACTTCTCTTAGAGAACCCATTCTCTCAACCTCTACAACCCTTGCATCCATCTTTTTTATTTCTGGGAACTGTGAACTCACAACTTCCAATACTCTAAAAGTAGGGGATGTATGGAATGTAGCTTCTATAAAAGCAATGGTGTTGTTCTTGTATGCATCACCAACATCATTACCGCTACGTCTTAATCGTCTTTTGTATCTTCCAATATAATCACTCATGGTTACTCACCTACTTCTTCAAGTTTTCCTACCATGTTTTTGATAATATTAATACATTTAAAGATTTCTCTTTTTACAGTAGCTTTCCTACTGATTTCTTTGCCAATTTCTGTTCTAACTGATTCCAGTGTTGATAACAATGAAATATATTCATAACTGTGTTCAACATTAACTGCTTCATTTAATCCATATAATTCAAATAGTAAAGATTCGATGTATGTATCGACTCCAATATTCTTTTCCTCAAACAAAGGTAGAATCTTGAAGACACTGTTTACTACTGAATTTAGATAAACTATTAACTTGGAATTATCATTAATCATTTGTAATTCTCCTTATCTAACTTAAAGTAAGTATAAGTAGAAATCATCTTATTTGCTTCTTTTTTAAGTTCCTTAGACAGTAATCTTAACTCTCTCAACTGATTGGCTTGTGAGTAAATCTTAAAGTCTTTATCACTTAAAGATTGCTTATTTACCTCTGTTGACACAATTAGTGGTTTCATATATTCAACTAACATTAATGCAATTAAAACTTCAATTTCATATTCTGTTAACTCAACTTCAAAAGAAGTAAATTCTTCTGTTTGACCATCAACAACTTCTGTTGCTAATACTGTTTTTAAACTTTGTCTACATCTAAAAAACTTGGCACGTGCAGATTTGAAATATGAGAATAATTCTTCGTCAATATCCATATCTGTGATTGTGTCTGCAAGCAATGTATAATCTGATATCTTACCTAAAAATCCATCATAAACTTCTGCAAGGCGTGTGTTTGTCATCTATCTCACCTCACATTATCTTTTTTCTACAATTATCGCTTTCTTTAAACCCATTTGAACTGTTGGTGCTGAACTTACAATACTCTCTAGAGGTGCTGAATCTTCAAGTGAAAATCCGAACTTCTGTTCGATATATTTAATAAGTTTCATGCTGTCTAGTGAACCTTCATTGAATTTTTCTTGCGCTTTATTAACGAATGTCTTTTGTGTACCTTTTGGCATTACATCAATTAATTTAACAATTTCATCGTATGATTTTTCAAATACTAAATCAATATTTTCTTTTGTTAGGATATTCTCATATAAGTCTACTAATCCAAACTCTCTTTGAACTTCTTCATCTAGAATAATTAACATACCTTCTGTAAGCATACGTGGACTTCTATTGCGTAAAGTTAGCAATTCTCCATATTCAATATTGTCTTCTTGACCAAATTCTTTAAATTCCCAAGACCTGTTAGTACGTTCGGAATGATAATATAGTCCACCCATTAACCCATTCATTACAGGGATTAGGTCACTATCATTAATTTTTTTATTTTTTTCTCGTACAATACGTTGTGATTTAGATTTTAAAACTTCTGCATCTTCTTTTTCTGCATCAATTAAAGCTTGTAATTTTGCATTTGTGTAAGGTTTACCTTGAGCATCAAACTTTAAATCTTCTTTCTCATAACCATATTCATCTACTAAAATTTTAATTAAATCTGATTTTTTTAAACTCATTTTAATTATCTCCTTTTATCCTTTTATTCTTAAAAGATAACTAGAGGAATGAATCCCCTAGTTATACTATTATTTTTGATTCCTATTAAGTCAACTTAACGAATCCGAATACTTTAGAAGTGATTACTGCGATACCGAAACGGTTAGCAATGAAGTATTCTTGCATCATGTCAGCAGAGATACCTCCTGCTTGGTCTTGGATAATCGCATCTCCTTCATTGATGATTTTAACCATTTTGTCATGATTTTGAGGTAGAATTAATAACATGTTGTTATCAATTGCGAAATTGTCAGTACCATAGTGGTGAGCCTGTTCGATTTCACGTAATTCTACTCCTGCGATTTCACCGTAGTAACCTACTTTGTTACGGTAGTTACGCATTTCGTCAGTAACCATTCCTGCGCTTGGAGCAAGTCTACGAAGTGCTAATTTAGTACCGTAGATTGCTACATCTTCACCTGTACGGATTTTGATGTGCATTGCAGTTTCTACGATTTTTTCCTCGTCTAAAGTTCCAGTCCAGTGATATGTACTGTTGTACTCACCGTAAGATGCTAGAACTGCATCGTAGATACGTAGAGTTAAGTCACGCTTGAATGACTCAGCGATAAGACCCATTAAGTCAGACCATTGTACACGACCTGCTAAGAAGCGGTGGAAGTCTTCACCGATTTTGATTGCGTATGTATCAACATTAACCGCAAATTCTTCATCGTCACGTAGACGTTGACGGCGGATATTACCGTTACCATCAGATACTAATGCTACTCGGAAGATGTCTTTTACAGGTACTTTGAATACATTAGTGTCGCCCCATTTAAGGTTACGATACTCTGCAAATCCATCAAATTGATTTCCTAAACCTTCGTGTAAAGTTTCATTGATGATTTCCTCTAAGATTTCGAAAATTTCTCCTCTGTGCTTACGGAAAGTTTGGCGAGAGATTTCACCGTTTTCTGTTGAAAATTCCATTAAGTCAGCGAATGCGCTACGTAATGTTTCGTTTTGTTCTTGCTTTGAATAGTTTGTAACTCTGCCTAGAGTGATATCTACAGCTAATTTAACAATATCTTTATGCATTATTTTTTCCTCCTTGGATATACCTTTTTAATTATTTACGCACAATTTTTAATGCGAAAGCTTTTGCTTTTTGGTGTAATTCGTAACCAGAATCTTCAATTACATTGAATACGATTTTAGCTTCTGCGCCTGTTGTAGCATCAGCTTTAACTAAAAGACCGTTAGCACCTGCGATAAGTTTGTCGCCTACTACTGGAGCAGTTCCGAAGTAGTCTGTTGTTAAAGTGATGATGTCACCTGTAGCTAATGCGTATGCACGAGCAACTTTACCTGCTGGGATACGGAAGTCTTCTAATTTGTATTTCTTTTCGTCATACATTACTTCTGAATTGTGAATGAAATAGATTTCCTCTTTGTGGTCACCAACTTTTGTTAATGTAGCTTTGTGAACTTCACGTGGGTTAGGAACTGCCATTAACTCTCCAAGTGTAACGAATAAACCGTTTTGGATTTCTACTGCTGTACCACCTGCGTTATGTACGATTACTGACTCTAAGTTACCGTTGTAACCAGATAATAGAATATCTTTTCTTGTAACATAAATTTTATCTGCCATTATTTTTTCCTCCTAGTAATTTTACAAACTATTGTTTGTTTCCATATTTCTCGAATAATCCGCCATATTTTTTTGGCTTTTCTTCGTTTTTATCATTACCTAATGGTAATCGAATGCTAGTATTCTCTTTTTTATGAGAGAAGTTTTGCTTGTTAGCGAATGCTTTACGTCCTAAGATGCTGTAGCATTTTTCTTGAACTTGCTCTAATGTAAATTCATTAGCACTTGCTAAGATTTCTGATACACCTTCATCTTCCTCAGTTAAACCTAACTCAGCGATTGTGTCTGCAATTTTAGTTTCATGCTCTGCATCTTCTACAGCTTTCTTGAAAGCTTTTAATTGCTTGTTTTCTGCAACGATAGAATTGTAAGAAGCTAAAAGTTCGTCATAGTCAGCTTGGTCTTCCTCGTTAGAGAATTTACCTTTTTCTTTCTTAGCTTTCTTTTTCTTCTTTTCTTCTTCTTCGTCTACTGGCTTCTCGTCAGCAGGTTTCTTTTCATCAGCAGGAACTTTTTCTTTGTCCTCTGGTTTCTTTTCATCCTCTGGCTTAGAATCCTTTTTGTCTTCTGGTTTCTGTTCCTTATCGTCAGCAGGTTTTTGTTCGCCACCATCTTTGTTATCTTCTGGTTTTTTGTCTTTTTCTTCATCGTCTTTCTTCTTTTTCTTAGCGAAATCAGAAATAACTGTTTCTAAAGACTCACCTTCTAGACCTTCAATAGCAACTCCTGCTTCTGTTAAGTCCTCAACTGAAACTGAATACTTTTCTAGTAATTGTTCTAAAGTCAAATTAATAACCTCCTTGTTTGTATTTAGAGAATTTTTCAACTCATTCATCATTTGTGCGAACTCTTCTTTCATTTGAGCGAACTCGCTTTTGAATGAATCTTTATCTTCAAATGAATAAGCTGTAATATTAGCATCTTCGAATGCAGGTTCAGTCTCGTCACCTAAGATGCATAGTGCAGAGAAAATAAAATCATCTATACGATAACTATTATCTTTTTCTACCCATTCACCATCAACGACTTCAATTTCCATTGATTGACCTTTGCCTTTTTCTACTACGCTAAAAGCTTCTTCATATCTACCTGTCCATAAATAACAACCGTTAATAACTAGATATTCACGAGTTGTTCCATCTGCACCCTCAACCGTTTCCCAACTAAAAGTTGCTGATTCTGGTACAACGCCATAAGGCTTAGTAGTGTGAACATATTTATATGTATCTAAATCTATTTTTCCACCATGACCTTTATAGTCTTTAGCTTCCATTGAAAATTCACCAACAATAGGAATGTTGTAAATAGTTGGTAGTGCTTTTTCAACTGCATCTCTTGTAATATTCGACATATTACGATTTTGACCAGTATAAAGTGTTCTTACTTTACAGGTGGAGAAAAGAGGGTGGACTTTTTTGACATCACTAATACTAGCTTGGAAGTCTAATCTTTTACCCATTTCCTTTCACCTCCTTTAAAGATTTGTTTATTTAGCTTGGCTTTGCATTCGGTTTATCTTTACCTCTAGCAGTTTCATCTGAAACATCTTTGGCATCCTTCTTAGGTCTACCGTCTTCTGCTCCTGCTAGTCCTTCTGCTCCCATTGTATGTGAAGACATCATAGGGATGAAGTTGTCATGCATTTCTAATAAGTCGTTCTCTAAGTAAGCCATATTCATTGTTTCAATTGGGTCTAAACCTACAACTGCACAAACATGACTCTTAACTGGAACACCAAATTGACCTGCTTCTAAGTACATCTTGAATACTTCTAATTTGTTGTATTCTGTTACGTGAAGCAGATTTATATTAAACATTAAATCTTTAAATTCATTCTTTAAATATCTATTAATCCATCGTTGAATTTGAGTTAATACTGCAAAGACAATTTCTTCATCTGTTTTAATAGACATCAGTAAGCCTTGTGATGTTGATTTGTCAGCACCGAATAATAGGCTTGAAACACCTAATCCATCCCAAAGGTCACGTTGTGCCTTTTGAACTCCATCGCTATCTGCTCTATCTCTATCAAACTTAACTGGCTCAATTTTCATTGGAGATGTGATAATACCGACATTATCTGGAACAGTATTACTTGCCATTTCGTGGAAGAATCTCATTGTTTCTTCATCAATTGCGAAGTCATTGTTATCTTCACTGTCTGGGCGCATTGGCAATTGTTGTGTAAGAATCATGTAGTTTCCTAATTCTTCTTTATCTTTACGAAGTTGTTTAAATCCTTCGATATCAAACATTGCATCAAATGACCCTGCGAATGGTGGGAAAATATCTAACATATGTTCATTAATCTTAATACAGATTGTGTTCTCTGCACTAAGTTCAACATATGATTCTAATTTACTATTAGTATTTTTAACTCGTTTCCAAACTGCGTATTTCTCTTGAACTTCTTTTCCATATAATAGAAGTCTTTCTTCATCTTTTTCAAAGTGTCTCATGTCAATACTAAAGTTATAAACTCCATCTTCTACAGATGTGATTTGACAAATATCAGCTTGAATATTTTGAATGTAAAATGATTTTTTATCTCTATGTACATATCCATAAAAAACATCTTCTTTAAAAGCGACTGATAGAACTTTTGACATCTCATGACGTAATTCCATGAGTTTCATCAATTCACCAATCTCAGTATATTGTTTTAATACTTTACTTTTGTTTAATTTTCTGATATCCTTAATAGGAGTGATAACATGTGAGAATAATGCCATGTTAGAAAGATACCATAACAAACGTTGATATTGTGGACTCTTTGCAAATAGGATATTAGAAATCTCAACTAACTTCTTCTGATTGCGTTGGTCTTTATAACCTTCTACAATCTCACGAACTTCACTTTGTTTATATTTCTTTAAGAATGAGCGACCTTCTTTGCTTCTTCTTAAATCGTTAACAATCAATCTTTGAAAAGCCAATCTATCAAATTGCATTCGGCTAATTCTTTCTTTACTTTCTTGATTTTGCTCTGACATATTTCAACCTCCTTTTAATTCCATATTTTGTATTTTGCTTCTTTGACTGCAAAGAAACTTGATGCATCGAAAGTTTGTCTCTTTCTTTGCTTATTTTTTTGTTCTAATTGATACATATAGAAGATACCGTATGCTAAAGCCGAGTATCTATCTTTCTCAATACTTCTAGAAATCTGTTTAACATTTGTCGTGTTGCCCGTTTGTACATATTCCAAGTTCATGATTTCATCAATCATTCTGTCTACTTGAATGTGTGGCATCAGCTTTTCAGCTAATCTATTACCGTCTTTATCTCGGATAATACCACGCATATTTGCTTCTGATTTCAACATAAAGATATCACCATTCTGAATCGTTGACATGAATACGTTAACGATATCAGTATTTTTTGATTCTTTAGATTGTGAAGAAATCAAGTGTAACATTGGAATACTATTTGCCTTCTTGTATTTGTCATATCTGTCATCATTGACAACAGCATATGGAGGATTTGCATCAATCTCTGTTACTAGAATATCTGTAACCCCACGACCAATACCGTTGTGGTCAAGAACTAATATACTTGCATTATATTCTACGACTTTCTTTTTCAAGAACAACGCTTGTTCATGGAAGTGAGTACCTTCTTTTGTAAACATGTTTACTAAGAATTTTTGGTATGTACCATCACCACGAGGAACTGCTTTGATAACAGCTAAAGATGAGTTAGCAGTTTGTTTACCTTCTGCACGAGCGATATCGTAAGCAAGAACATAAATTGCATCCTTATCTTTCTTTTTAGCTGAATTAGGGTCTACTCTGAACTCTGCTTCCTCAACAGTTCTACATCTAGTAATCTCTTCAACAGTTACTAGTGAACGTTCATTTGAACCTGTAAAAATACTTCCATACTCTCTATCAAATGATAAAGGAGAATATGTAGCTGAATTTTTCTTC